GGCATGCGGGCGATGAACGCCTACGAGCGTGCCGAAAACTGGAATGGTTGGGGCACGCCGATCAACTCCGTCGGCGGGGGTCGGGCCGCCATGGGGTATGCCCGCGAGTTTCAGGATCGCTTTGCCAATGATCGCCCGGCGAACGTTTTTTCGTCCCCGGTCAACGATGTCTCTACGCGCACATCGTCGCTCGCCGACGAGTTTCTGGGCTATGCGCCCGACACCAGCCTTCCCGACGTCATCGGGGCGCAGATGAAGGCCTCGGCGGAGACGCCGTCCACCAAGCCGGGCTACGGGCGCGACTTCTACGAGCCCAACTCGATCGGCTACGGTCTCGGCTTCTCGCCCTTCGGAGCCGCCGGCACCCCGGCATTCGGCCCGGCCATGGGCAGCATCAGCCCGATGGGTGGGATGCTGGGCGCCACGCCGTCGGGCCTGCCGTCCTTCGTGGCGCAGGACATGGCGCAGCAGGCCATGCCCGGCGTTTTCGGCCAGCCCACGGTCCATGAGTACATTGGGCCGCCTACGGCGCCCGGGAGCACGATCGCTGGCCGCGCCGTCGAGGACTACGGCTTCTCTGGCCCGGCTGTTGGCTATGGCGAGCGCTCGCCCAGCAAAGGCGCGCCTGCGCCCGCGTTCGAGGGCAAGCCGATCGAGGTGGCGACGTTGCCCGAGCCGGCCCCGCTGCCGCCCGAGCGCCCCGCCGACCTGACCGACGACGGCCCCGCAGCGGCCCCGCGCTCGCTTACCATGAACGAGCGCATCGCCGCCGCCATGGGCGCCACGGCCAACCGGCGCGACATCGACCCGCTCACCCGCAGCGTCTACGACCCCGTTACCGGCTACACCTACCCTGTCGACCCGCTCACCATGGGCAAGGTCGTGGACGGGGTGCTCGGCATCGGCGTGCCGATCTTCGGCCAGCTCAACGGCCTGTCGCGGCTCTTCGGCGGCCCCAGCGTGGGCGGTGTGATGGCGCAGGGTGTCCCGGGCGGCTGGGACAGCCAGACAGCAGCCGACGGGTCCGACAGGGCCTTCGGCAATGCTGGCGCCGACAGCCGCGACCCGCAGTACCTGAGCCCGGCGCCCTCCTCGCCGATCCCGGCCCCGGCGCCCACGCCGGCCACCTCGACGACGCCCCCGACTGACCCGGCCGCCTACCTCGCCTACCTGCGGCGTCGGTACATGGGCGAGGACGCCGACCCGAAGACCTATGGCATGCGCCCGATGCGCAGCTACTTCAGCTACGAGTGATCCATGGCCAACGACAACCTGAAGCTCGCTCCGCCCGGTGAGGAGGACGAGAACGAGTTCGGCGAGGGGCCGGAGCCCACGATCGAGGACACCGAGGACGGCGGCGCGATCGTCTCGTTCGACGACGAGACGGAGGAGCAGGAGAACCCCGAGTTCTACGCCAACCTCGCCGAGAGCCTGCCGTCGTTCGAGCTCCAGCAGATCGGGCTGAGCGTCTCCGAGGATGTCGAGCGCGACAAGGAGGACCGCAAGGAGCGCGACGACCAGTACGCGGAGGGCCTCCGGCGCACCGGCCTTGGCGACGACGCGCCGGGCGGCGCCCAGTTTCAGGGCGCGTCCCGTGTCGTGCATCCGATGCTCACCGAGGCGTGCGTCGACTTCGCCGCCCGGGCCATGAAGGAGCTGTGGCCGATGGGCGGCCCGGACGGTGGTCCGGTGAAGCAGCAGATCATCGGCAAGCCCACGCAGCAGAAGGTCGACAAGGCCCAGCGCAAGGCGAAGCACATGAACTGGCAGGTCACCCGCCAGATGAAGGGCTTCCGCTCGGAGCTGGAGCAGCTGCTCTCGCAGGTGCCTCTTGCAGGGGCCCAGTATCTCAAGCTAGTATGGAACCGTCGGCTGAAGCGCCCGAAGCCGAGTTTCATCCCCTTCGACGATGTCTACCTGCCCTTCGCGGCGACCTCATTCAGGGCCGCGGAGCGCAAGACCCATCGCCAGCTGCTGACGCAGATGGAGTTCGACCGCAGGGTCGACGAGGGCATGTACCGGGACGCGATCCCGCCGGTTTCGGGCATGCCGGACAGCTCGGCGGCGTCGCAGGCCAACGACAAGATCGAAGGCCGGTCGTCCTCCTCGCCGCTCGATGACGGGCTGCGGGTGGTCCACGAGGTCTACCTGCACCTGCGCATCGACAGCGACAAGGAGGCCGGCGGCGAGCTGGCGCCCTACGTGGTGTCGATCGACGAGGAGACCAGCACGGTCCTCTCGGTCTACCGCAACTGGGATCCTGACGACGAGCTCCGCGAGGAGCTGCCGTGGATCGTCGAGTGGCCCTTCGTGCCGTGGCGTGGCGCCTATCCCATCGGGATGACGCACATGATCGGCGGCCTGTCCGGGGCGGCCACCGGCGCCATGCGCGCGCTGCTCGACAGCGCCTTCCTGCAGAACAGCCCGTCCGGGGTGAAGCTGAAGGGCGGCGATCAGGGCGGACAGAACGTCTCGGTGCAGCCGGGGCAGGTGGCGGAGCTGAAGGGCACGCCGAACGCCGTCGACATCCGGCAGACGTACATGCATCTGCCCTACGAGGGCCCGAACGCGGTGCTGTTCCAGCTCCTCGGGTTCCTCGTCGAGGCCGGCAAGGGCGTCGTGCAGACGACGTTCGAGAAGCTCGCCGACCAGCCGGCCAACCAGCCGGTGGGCACGACGGTCGCGCTGATCGAGCAGGGCATGGTGGTCTTCTCGGAGATCCACGCCCGCCTGCACCACGCGATGGCTGAGACGCTGGAGATCCTCCACCGGCTCAACCGGACCTATCTGGAAGAGCACGATCTCTTCGACGACGCGGGCGAGCTGCTCGCGCACCGGGACGACTACGAAGGGCCGATGGATGTCGCCCCGGTGTCGGACCCGAACATCTTCTCTGAGACCCAGCGCATGGCGCAGGTCCAGATGGTGGCTGACCGCGCTGCGCAGCTGCCGATGATCTACGACCTGCGCAAGGTCGAGGAGCTCCTGCTGGAGCGCACGAAGATCCCGAACGCCAAGGATCTTCTGCTCCCCAAGCCGGAGCCGCAGAAGCTGAATGCGGTCAACGAGAACGTGGCGGCGTCGATGGGGCGGCCCATCATCGCCTTCCCCAATCAGGACCATCTGGCGCACCTGCAGGTTCACATCGACTTCATGATGAACCCGCTGTTCGGCATGAACCCGCTGATCGCGCCGGTCTTCCTGCAGGGGATGCTGAACCACATCAAGGACCACATCGCCTACTGGTACGTGGACAGCTTCGTGAAGCTGACCAGCCAGACGGCCGGAGTCGACGTGACCCAGCTGATGGACAACGACGACGACGAGGTCGGGCAGGAGTTCGACCGGATGCTGGCCGCGGCCTCGCCGCTGATGAACCAGATCGCCGGGCAGGAGTTGCAGGCGCTGCCGCCGATCATCCAGCAGGCGATGCAGGTGGCGAAGCAGTTCGCCCCGCCGCAGCAGGGCGACCCGACGCAGGCGGCCATGATGGCGGCGCAAGCGCAGGTTCAGGAGGTCCAGCGCAAGGCGCAGGCCGACCAGATGAAGTCGCAGCTGGACCAGATGAAGGCCCAGCTCGACGGCCAGAAGGCCCAGCTCGACGCGCAGCGGTTCCAGTGGGAGCAGCAGCGCTCGCAGATGGAAGACCGCCAGCGCGACGCCGACCGGGCCGCGCAGGTGGCCAAGGACCAGCAGGTCGAGGAGACCAAGCGGGCCACGGCCGAGCAGAACAACATGGTCAAGGTCAAGACCAACACCGACGACAACCGGACGGCTCTCACGATCGCCAGCATGGAGATCGACAGCAACCGGGAGGCGCGGCAGGACCAGATGGCCTTCGACCAGCAGCAGGCCCAGCAGAGCCGTCAGGACGAGGCCCAGCGCTTCGTCGCCGACAAGGCTTTCGCTGCGGCCGAGGCGGACAAGGACCGGCAGCACGCCACCCAGATCGGGGAGGCGGATCGCCAGTTCCAGCGCGAGACGGGCGACGCGGAGCGGCAGCACGCCGCCGAGCAGGGCCAGATCGACCGCATGTACTCCGCCGTGCAGTCGCAGACCGAACGCGAGCACGCCACCGAGCAGGCCGATGCGGATCGCACCGCGAAGCTGAAGGAGGCGAAGCTCAAGGGCGAGAAGGTCGCGGTGAGTACGGGGACAGGGGTGAACCCGAACCCATGAGCTGGTACGTCTACAGGCACATCGACCCGCGGTCGGGCGCCCCCTTCTATTTCGGCAAGGGGTGCGGTGATCGGGCGACGCGCATCAAGTCGAAGGTGGCTCGCAACCCAGTGTTCGCGAGCCGTGTCGGCGAGATCCGAGCGGCTGGTCTTGAGCCCCTGACCGAGATTGTCGCGCGGTTCGACACGGAGAGGCAGGCCTACGACCGGGAGCACGAGCTGATCGAGGAGGCCATGCGGGCCGGTATCAGTCTCTGCAACCGGCGCTCGGCGCCCTTCGGTTTTTCGGGTTGGGTGCCGACGGAGGAGCAGCGCAGGAAGATGGCAGCGGCCAAAATCGGCCGACCATCACCTCGGCGCGGCGTGAAGCTCTCCGACGAGCAGAAGGCCAAGATAGCTGCGGCTTTGACGGGTCGCATAGGTGCTACCCGGGGGCGCGCGAAGAGCCCGGAGCACCGCGCCAAACTGGCTGCAGCCCAGACCGGGAAGAAGGCGTCGCCTGAAACCCGGGCCAAACTATCCGCAATGCGCAGGGGCATCCCTCGCATCAACCCGAACCCGTGAGGCCATGATGGCGAACAAGGGACAGAAGCCCCCGACCAAGGCGCAGCCGGTCGTGCAGGGCAAGCAGATGGCCGCGGCCGGCCCGGTGGTCCGCAAGGGCGCCTCGGTCGGCATGAAGAAGGGCGGCAAGGTCTGCTGAGTGTCGGTTGACCTGCTGGCCAAGGCGATCCATCGCCTGACCGTAGACATGAGGGAATTTGCTGATGGGGCGCTGAGCGCCCCGCAGCAGCGCGACGCCTATGAATATGGGCGGGTGTCCGGCTTCTATGCCGGGCTGCAGCAGGCGCGCGATATCCTGCGAAACATTGTCCGAGAAAGCACAGAGGTCATCGAACATGGCGAAAGCAGCCGTGACGATGCCGCGCGCTTCGG